ACACCATTCCGGTTGGCACCTTCCTTCTTGTCGAAGCATATGAAGTGGTAGATCCAAATGTATGGACAGATGCATGGAATGATCGTTGGCTTCAGAACTATGCAACTGCACAGATCAAGAGACAATGGGGTTCGAACCTCACAAAGTTCACTGGTATGCAGCTTCCAGGTGGTGTGCAATTTAACGGTGAAAAGATCTACGACGATGCTACCGAAGAAATTCGTCGTATGGAAGACGAGATGATCTCATCTTACTCTCTTCCAGTACTTGATATGATCGGATAAGATCTTGACTACCAATTTCTATTTCAATAACTTTTCGAACAGCCAAGAACAGCTTTTGATAGAAGATCTCGTACTCGAGTCTATCAAGATCTATGGCCACGACATGTGGTATTGTCCTAGAACGCTGGTAGCCAAGGATGATATCTATGGCGAAGACACGATCTCCGAATATAAAAGCGCCTACCTAATCGATCTCTATATCAAGAACGTCGATAGTTACGAGGGCGATGGTACCTTCCTGTCCAAGTTTAATCTTGAAATCCGTGATCAGATGACTCTGACGGTTTCATTCCGTAACTTTATGAACGAGGTCGGAAGTATTGAGATGATCGATCGTCCACAGGAAGGCGATCTTATCTACATTCCGATGCTTGACCGTCTATTCATCATCAAGTACGTAAGCAAGAACGCAGTATTCTATCAGATGGGTTCGATCCAGATGTACGATCTGGTCTGTGAGATGTTCGAGTACAGCTCAGAAAGACTTAACACCGGCATCGATGCAATCGATAGTATCGAGACAGATCTTTCGCTGGATGCTTCTGGCTACTCGCTTCTTACACAAGACAAGTTCATCATCACTGACCAAGACGGTTATCAGATCGTTCAGAGTGGATATGACTTTGAAACACAAGCAAGAGATCCTTACGAAGACAATACAGAATTCGAACTGGAGGGTGATGACATTCTAGACTGGACTCAAATCGATCCATTTAGTGAAGGGAACGCATAATGTTTGGTCGCACTTGGCACCACGATGTACTCAGAAAATATGTAATTCTGTTCGGAACTATCTTCAATGATATCTGGATTACTCGTGATGATTCAAATGGTGAGTCAATCCAGACACTCAAGGTTCCTCTCTCGTATGGTCCGAAAGAAAAGTTTCTGGCAAGACTTGATGGTAACCCAGATCTTTCAAACAAAGTCGGTATAGTTCTTCCGCGTATCTCTTTCGAGATGACTTCTTTCACATATGACTCTGAAAGAAAGCGTAATACGCTAAACAGACTTTATAAGCAGCCGACGAACAACGGATCTGATGATCGCGTTGCCTATCAGTATGCTCCTGTGCCATACAATATCACATTCCAAATGTCGATCATGGTAAAGAACGCAGAGGATGGTACAAGAATCATCGAACAGATTCTACCATTCTTCACTCCTGAATGGACTGCAACCGTAAACCTGATCCCAGAGATCGGTGGTACATTTGATATTCCGATCATCCTGAATGACGTAAATGTCACGGATACATATGAAGGAAGCTTCGAAGAGAGAAGGGCAATCATCTGGGATCTGACATTCACGATGAAAGGATACGTATTCGGTCCTACCAAGAAGTCTGGTCTTATCAAGTTTGTTGAAGCTAACCTTCATACAACTCTCGACGAAAGCGCCAACTCTGCTGTCACGGTAACGGCACAACCAGGATTGACTGCAAACGGACAACCAACAAGCAATTCAGCTGCTTCTATTGATTATCTTGAAATTAAATCGACAGATAACTATGGATTCATCAATGACTTTATAGAGAAGTTCTAATGAGTAACCTAGATAAATTTACCGGCGGTGGATTGCCGGCTGTTATTGAAAAGAAGAAAACAACTCAGATCGATGCAGACTTTGAGTTTGCTCGTGAAAACCTGATGGATGTTATCAATAAAGGACAAGACGCTCTCTTCGATCTGATGGATGTGGCTCGTCAGAGTCAACACCCAAGAGCATACGAAGTACTATCAACCATGATGAACACTATGGTTGGAGCCAGCAAAGACCTACTCGATCTTCAGGCCAAGAAGAAAAAGCTTCTTGAGGACGATCCTACAGCCTCACCGCAACAAGTCACAAACAATCTTTTTGTCGGGTCAACTGCAGAGTTACAAAAGTACTTAAAGCAAAATAAAGATGGCGAGTGAAAACTATCTCGGCAATCCGAGACTTAAACGAGCAGATACAAAGGTAGAGTATACCCCGGAGCAGGTGTCCGAGTACATTAAGTGTTCTCAGGATCCAATCTACTTTATTCTTAACTACTGTAAGATCGTTAACATCGATAAAGGTCTCATCATGTTCCCGCTCTGGGAATTCCAGAAGGAAATGATTCTTTCCTTTGAGGCTAATCGATTTGTTATCTGTAAGATGCCTCGTCAGGTTGGTAAGACAACCACAGTTGCTGCTTATCTGCTCTGGAAGATCCTTTTTAACGAATAATATTCGATCGCTATTCTGGCCAACAAAGACAGACAGGCACGAGAAATTCTTGGTCGTATCCAGTTGATGTTTGAACATCTTCCGAAATGGCTTCAGATGGGTGTTACCGAATGGAACAAGGGTAACATCAAGCTCGAGAACGGGTCTGAAATCCTTGCTTCGGCTACCTCATCTTCTGCTATTCGTGGTACGTCTCAGAACATGGTATATCTGGACGAGTTTGCCTTCGTTCCGACCAATATTCAAGACGAGTTCTTTGCTTCGGTTTATCCTACCATTTCATCTGGTCAAAGTTCGAAGGTTCTAGTCACATCGACGCCAAACGGTATGAACATGTTCTACCGTATCTGGACAGAGTCCGAAGAGGGCAGAAATGCCTATGCTCGTGTTGACGTTCACTGGTCACAGATTCCAGGTCGTGATGAGGCATGGAAAGAAGAAACAATTTCCAACACCTCTGAAGACCAGTTCAGACAGGAATATGAGTGCGAATTCCTTGGTTCATCAAATACACTGATTAACCCGAATAAACTTCGTAACATGGTTTACAAACAACCGATCCATACGACTCCGGCTGGATTAAAGGTATACGAAGAACCGATCAAGGATACGATCTATACAATCGTAGTCGATACCTCTCGAGGAGCCGGTGCTGACTATTCTGCCTTCATTGTCTATAATGTAAACAATCTGCCATATCGACAGGTTGCATGTTTTAGAAACAATCTACTCAGTCCACTTTTGTATCCTAATATCATCTATGAAGTAGCCAAGAAATACAATGATGCCGTTGTTCTTATAGAAACAAACGATATCGGTCAGCAGGTTGCTGATATTCTACACTACGATCTTGAATATGAAGGCATCTTTGTGACTGCCAATAATGGTCGTTCTGGTCAAAGTTTGTCCGGTGGATTTTCTACCTCAACAACACGTGGTGTCAGAACAACCAAGCAGGTTAAAAGAATCGGGTGTGCTACACTCAAGACTCTGATAGAATCTGATAAACTGATTATTGTAGACTATGATACCATCTATGAACTGACCAGGTTCTCACTTAAGAATAGCCTCAAAGGTAATCAATCCTATGAGGCTGAAGAAGGCCATGATGACATGGCCATGTGCTGCGTTCTCTTTGCTTGGCTTTCTACACAGCCATACTTAAAAGAACTCACAGACCTTGATATCCGCAAGCAGATCTACGATCAGAACGAAAAAATGTTCGAGGAAGAGATGCTTCCGTTTGGTCTTATGAGTACAGGCGATGATGATTATGACAATCAGACCAATGAATCTTTAATTGGCAACGATAATACATACCGAGACGAGTTTTGGGCAGAGCAGAAACGCAATTTCCTCAACTTATAAATAAAGCAAAACTAGTATATAACACCTTCGACTAAGGGAGATAACAATGGCGTTTCAAGTCAGCCCTGGAATTAATGTTTCTGAGATCGACCTAACTACTAGCATCCCATCGCTGGCAACCACAATTGGTGCTTTCGGTGGTGTGTTCCGTTGGGGTCCTGTTGGAAAGTTCATTCTAGTAGATTCAGAAAATACACTTGCTCTACGTTACGGCAAGCCAACATCAGACAACTTCGAAACATTCTTCACTGCGGCTAACTTCCTTGCATATGGCAATGCTCTATATGTAAGTCGTGCTGCTGTGACGACTGGTTTCTCAAATACAGTTGCTTCATCAAGCGTTAACCTACAGAGCAACTCGACTGTTGTTCTGACAGGTAATAACCACGGTGTACAAGCTGGTCACGCAGTTTTCGGCGCTGGCATCCCAGACGGAACATTCGTTTCGACTGTCACAGCCAACTCGACTACTCTTGCTGTTGTTCTAACTGCAAATGCTACAACATCAACTGATTCTCAACTGAACTTCTTTGCAAATACTCTTGCACTGAACGCCGTTGCAAACAGTGGTGTAGTTGAACTTGCAGATAACATCGTCAAGAATGCTGACGACTTTGAAGACAAGGGTCCAGCAAATGCAACCTTTGCAAGCACACAGTTCGTAGCTCGTTATCCAGGTGACCTTGGTAACTCGCTGAAAGTTGCAATGTGTGACTCTGCAAACCAGTATGCTCGCACAATCAACCCATTCAGCAACACAAGCGTTGGTGGTACAGCTGCAACATATCGTCTTGATCAGCTATCAGCCGCTGGTATCACGATCAACGTGAACTCATCGGTTGCTAACGTCTTCCTTACATGGGATTCTGGTGCTTCGACACTTACATATGCTGAAACAAAGACTGCTGCAAATACAGTTCTTCAGTCACTTTCTGTTGGTGACTACATCGAACTAGGTAACAGCACTGTTGGTACACAGACTCTGAAGATTAAGTCGCTTCCAGCGGTTACTTCAGAAGATGCTGTAACACAAGCATTCTTCAATATTACATTCGAAGATACTTGGAACCGTGCATCAAACTTCACAGCAAATACAATCTCACGTAAGTGGGAATTCTTCAACACTATCCCAACTGCTCCAGGTACTTCGCGTTACCTGACAGATCGTGGTCTGACAACTGTTGACCAAGTTAGCGTTGTGATCGTTGATGAAGACGGCAAGCACTCGGGTACACCGGGTACAGTTCTTGAAGTTTACGAGAACCTATCACGTGCTTCGGATGCTATCGGTGAAGATGGTACAACTGCCTTCTACAAGACACTTATCAATGATAACTCACGTTACGTATGGGCAACCAACGACCGCGCAGAAGCAGTTACAGCTGCCGCTGCAAGTCTTGCAAACTCAACAACTTCACTTCCATACTCGAAGTCATTCGTCGGTGGACGTGATGGCGTGAACGAAAACACAGCTACGGTTGCTGCTCTTGCTGCTGCATATGACATCTTTGCTGATGCAACGGCTGTTGACGTATCACTTCTGATGGCAGGTAAAGCAGTTGGTGCATCGAATGGTGCGCAACTAGCTAACTACCTGATCGACAATATCGCTGAAGTTCGTAAGGACTGTGTGGTATTCATCTCTCCTCAGAAGGAAGATGTTGTTGGTACTGCAGTTGAAGGATCGCAAGCATCGAACATCGTAACATTCCGTCAGAGTGTACGTAACAGTTCGTATGCGTTCATCGATTCTGGTTATAAGTACCAGTACGACAAGTACAACGATGTATATCGCTATGTTCCGTTGAATGGTGATATTGCAGGTCTAACTGCTCGTTCAGACGATCTACGTGATCCATGGTTCTCGCCAGCTGGTTTCAATCGTGGCCAGATCAAGAACCTTGTCAAGCTTGCTTATAGCCCAAGCAAGACTGATCGCGATCTTTTGTACAAGAACGACGTTAACCCAGTAATCACACAGCCAGGTCAAGGAACCGTTCTGTTCGGCGATAAGACTGCTCTTGGTCGTCCAAGCGCATTCGATCGCATCAACGTTCGCCGCCTGTTCATTGTCCTACAAAAGACAATCTCGACAGCTGCTAACCAAATGCTCTTCGAATTCAACGATGAGTTTACAAGAGCTCAGTTCCTCAATCTGGTGGAACCATTCCTCCGTGACGTTCAGGGCCGCCGCGGTATCACAGACTTCCGTGTTGTTTGCGACGAAACAAACAATACTCCAGAAGTTGTAGATACAAACCGCTTTGTTGGTGACATTTACATCAAGCCAGCAAAGAGCATCAACTTCATCCAGCTGAACTTCGTCGCCGTAAGATCCGGTGTAGAGTTCAACGAAGTTGTCGGCCAGTTCTAATAAATAAAAGAAACTAGGAGGAAATAAGAAATGGCTTTTAATATCAATGAAATGAGAAGCCAACTGGTCTACGGCGGTGCACGCCAGAATCTTTTCCAGGTGCGTATTAACAACCCTGCAAATTCTGCTGGTGATCTGAAAACACCTTTCATGGTCCAGGCGGCTCAGATTCCAGAAGCAGCACTCGGCGTCATTCCAGTATTCTACTTCGGTCGACAAATGAAGTTGGCCGGAGATAGAACATTCGGTGATTGGACAGTAACAGTTATCAACGATGAAGACTTCCTGATTCGCAACGCCATGGAAGAATGGTCAAACCGAATCAATCGTCTTGAGCGTAACATTCGCGACATCAACCGTTACAAGTCGAACGCAACTGTTGTTCAGTACGGCAAAGACGGTACAAGAATCCGTGAATATAGATTTGATGGTATTTTCCCAAGCGTAATTTCACCAATTGAAATGGATTGGGCAACAACAGATCAGATCGAATCATTCCAGGTTACATTCTCATACGATTACTGGACTGTAAGTGGTGGTACTACTAGCGACGCTGGTGGAAGATAATAAGTAAGGGGTAACCACTCCCCTTACTTTTTTTTATGAATAGGAGTCTAGATGGCCGAGTTATTTGGTTTTGAAATTATTAGAAAGAAACCACAAGAAGAACTCCCTTCCTTCGCGCCGAAGCTCGAGGAAGATGGAGCACTTGTCGTTGCTGAAGGTGGTGTATACGGCCAATACGTAGATCTTGAAGGTGCAGTCAGAAATGAAGCGGAACTTGTTAGCAAGTATCGTGAGATCTCTATGCATCCGGATATTGAAATGGCTGTTGACGATATTGTCAATGAAGCTATTGTCATGGATCCGAAGAAAGAGATAGTATCACTTAACCTTGATGATCTGGAACAACCAGATAATATCAAGAAAATGATTCAAGCAGAATTTGATAACGTAATCGAGCTTCTTGAATTTAACCAACACGCATATGAAATTTTCCGTAAATGGTACGTTGATGGTAGACTTTACTATCATGCTATCATCGATGAGAAAGCACCGCGCGATGGTATTAAAGAACTTAGATATATTGATCCGCGTAAGATCCGTAAGATCAAGACGCAGAAGCGTGTCAAAGCAAATAAGAATACTAACGTAATCATTAATAAGACTGCTGAAGAATTCTACATCTATAATGATAAGGGATTTGCTAAGGCACCGACACAGGGATCTACCTATAACGATCCTGCGTCTCAAGGCATTCGAATTGCAGTAGACTCGATTGTTAACACATCATCAGGTCTTGTCAACGTTGGCGGTGACATGGTGATTGGTTATCTGCAAAAGGCAATTAAGCCTCTGAACCAATTGAAGTCGATGGAAGACTCGCTAGTCATCTATCGTATCTCTCGTGCACCTGAACGTCGTATCTTCTACATTGATGTTGGTAACCTACCAAAGATGAAGGCAGAACAATATCTTCGTGATATTATGACTCGCTTTAAGAACCGTGTAGTTTACGATGCACAGACCGGTGAAATCCGTGATGACCGCAAGCATATGACAATGCTTGAAGACTTCTGGCTACCACGCCGTGAAGGTGGTAAGGGTACAGAAATTACTACTCTTCCTGGCGGTCAGAACCTAGGTCAGATCGACGATATCATTTACTTCCAGCGTAAACTTTATAAGTCGCTGAATGTTCCGATTACTCGTCTTGATCCTGAGCAAAACTATAACTTTGGTCGTGCTACAGAAGTTTCAAGAGACGAAGTCAAGTTTGCTAAGTTCGTTACACGTCTTCGTGGTAAGTTCTCAGAACTCTTTAATAAGATTCTTGAGAAGCAACTAATCCTGAAGGGTGTTATCACTAGCGAAGATTGGCAAGAGTTTAAAACAAACTTTAAGTATGAATATTCAGAAGACAACCACTTTGCTGAATTAAGAAACACAGAAATTCTTCGTGATCGCATCTCAATGCTTCGTGATATTGATGACTATACAGGCAAGTACTACTCACATGAATGGGTACGTCGTAATGTTCTGTATCAGACTGAAGAAGACATGAAGGAAATTGACGAGCAGATCGTCGATGAAATGGATAACCCGCAATATAATCCGGAACCACCTGGAATGGGACCTGATGGACAGCCAATGGAGGCACCAGGACCAGAGGACACAAGTGGAGCTTTAGGACCAGATACTGGAGCAGCAGCAAAAGTACCATCTTTACCGAAGGTTCCAGATCTTGTGAAGAAACCGGCGTGATTATAAATAATAAAAATTTTGGAGGAAACTATGGCCGATATTGATGATCTACTTAATTACTCTATGAATCAGCAGCCAACTAAGTTCGCTTCTGCATTCGATGAAATCATGGGTCAGAAAGCAACAGCCGCTATCGATGATATGAGAATCTCTGTAGCACAAGGCATGTTTGGTGCAGAAGAAGATACAGCCGAAGACGATGATTTCGATCTCGAAGATGAAGACCTAGATCTCGATGATGAGGATCTAGATCTTGACGACGAAGATCTTGAGGACATCGATTTGGAAGACGAAGATTTCGATTTAGATGACGAAGATTTAGAAGGGTTCGAAGACGATGGCGAAGACGCTTAATCAATTCCTAGAAGGTTATCTCAAAGTTAAGAATCCTGACGAGCAGAAGTTCGTGGATAAGCACGTTGTTGCCAAGCATGCAGATCGCAATGGCAATGATGATGAAGTATTCAAGGGTTCGAAGGTAAAGCCAATCGACCGTCGTAAGGATCGCCATGGCTATAATCCTGGCGAAGACGAGAAGGTATACGAAGAACTCAAGGGTAATCAGCACAAGATCGATGCCAATAAGAATGGCAAGGTCGATGCTCACGACTTTAAACTTCTTCGTGGTAAGAAGAAAGTTGCTGAGGAAGCTGAAGAGCTAGAAGAGCTTTCAACACCTACCCTACAAAGCTATCGTAAGAAAGCTCGTGCACAGGGTAACGCAATCGTCGACAAGATGAAGATGGGTGGCGGAGACTGGTCAAAGGATCAGCAAGACACTAAGACTCTTCGTAAGAGATCAAAGGGCGCTAACATGTCTGG